TCCCGTCTACGTCACAGCCTGCAATCTAATCATGATGCAATTAGATAAAGGTTATCTACCGATCTACCAAAGATGATGCAGCCGGAATCGCTCGGTGCTCGCAACCACAACGACATACTCAGTTTCTGCGGTCCATGCAAGCGGATCCCCAGCAGTCGCCGAATCATCGGCTAAACGGAACGGCCCAAGCGAGGAACCTTGGCTAGCGGTCGTCGTAACCGCTTCCTTCCAACGCTTTTCATTCCACGTGTACTGAGGATCATTCGTCTCCTCACCTCCCTCCAACATTGAGAGGATCCCAGTCAACGGCGCAGCGCCATTGGGGTATTGATAAAAGACCTCGGAGCGAATGTTAGTGTAACGATTCGCTGCAAACGTCTCCGTGCTGACCATTCCAAGGATAGCCATGATTACCTTTTCGGCTGAAACAATTCCATGCCAGCAGGCGGTTTTCCCCCTGCCTGGCCCGAGGAGCCACCCCCCTGCCCTCCCCTAAGTAGGGTGGGCATTCCGGATCGAGCGGCCCCCGCATTTCCATTTCCCGCGTTCTTATTCCCTCCGGCACCCGCTCCAGCAGCACCGGTACCGCCGGCGGCTGCCTGTGCCCCAGGAAGCGATTTAATTGCTTCCCGAGCCCCCTTTGCTACTGCGGCGAAGGCTTCTTTCTTCGAGTTAGCCTTAAAACCAGACTGTGCCAGCTGGTCCCTAACCGCACCGCAAATCAGTTCATAACCCTGCAAGTCCGGAAATTCCTTGAAGAATTCCGTCTTAATTTTGTCGAGTTGGGCTTCGCTGTAGTGCTTTTCCAGCGGAGCAATCCGCCCACCAAGCTCCTCGACAAGCTGACGCGCTTGATATTGCGCGATCGTCGTCGCCTGTTTGCTAATCCCATCGACAATCTGCGTCAACGCAGAAAGCGCTTTCTGGCCTCCCGCTTGGATGTCCGCGACCAACGCTTCCGTCGGCTCGTAGATATTGAACATCCGCCGCATCTCTTCCGGAGACATTTGCGGCTGCTGTTGCTGAGGCTGCCCCGGCGGAGCGACCGCGCTAACGGCTCCACGAACGATCTCGGCAATCTCGTCCTTCGAGAGGCCGGATTGTGACGGAGCTTGCGCTGGCGCTTGCCCACTAGCAGCTTCGCCAGCAGCGCCTTGCTGCGGTTGACCCTCAGGAGCACCGCCCTGTGCGCTAGCCCCAGCTTCTCCCCCCTGCGCACCGGCAGGGGGCGTATTATTCAGATTCTCGTCCGGCATCTGTTTGCCCTTCTTGCTCTTGTTTTTCTTCTTCCAACAAACCGGCGATGGTTAAGTCCAGCGCCCGGCCAATACGCAAAATACCGCCAATGCGGCCTATTGTGCGAAAATGCTCAGGGACCTCAACATTGAGGGTCGTCCCCTCTTCTACGAGGGAGCGTAAGCTAGCGACTTCGTGCTCAAGGCCAGCAAGCAACGAGACGAAAAAGGGATTCTCCCTTAGCGCTTGGTAGCCGCGAATTAGGTCTAGCCTAGTATAGTTGCTCAAGTCCATTTGGGAAAGAATTTACCGCCCCCGGGGAAGCAGGCGCCGTTGGGCTCATGTTGTCGGGAATCCCACCTCCCGGTTGCTGGGGAAGCGGAGGCGGAGGCGGTAGCATAAAGCGCTCAGGGTTGCGAATTCCACGCAACTGGAAGGACTCGCGAAGCAACTCTTTCGGGTCGATTTGCAAAGCGATAGCCGCAGTCGGGTTGCCAAGCAATGTTTTAAGGACCTCTTCGAGGAATGTTGCAGTGACGCTGCGCTCAGATGGTAATGTCCCATCGAAGAATTCAAAGTCATATTCGCCAACAAGCTGGTCGCGCGAAGCTTTCTTGAATGTAGCACCGCGCGATGCTTGATCCAGTCCAACTAGGCGAACCACCTGCTCGACTTCCAGGCCATCCCGAAGGTTCGAGAGCATTTTTCTCGCAAGCGGTTTCAGGGCCGAGTTAAAAATAAGAGTAGCCACCATCTTCAAACGAGCAGCAGCGGCGGTCGCAACGGTCCTCGCTTCTTGTGCAGAGCGTCGACCAGTGTGGAACTGCCCGAGTGCATTATCATTGATTCCGGTGGCTACTTGAATCCATTGGAAGAGGACGTCCGCGTCCTTTACATGGTTAGTCGTCGCATCCTGGACGTCCAATTGCTTAATATAGCGGTCAATCCCCTGGCGTGCCGCAGAAGCGGTCAGCCGGATAACGGGATTGCGGTTCTCCAGGTCTTTCATCATAATCCCCGCGGGATCGACAACGAGGCGATTCCCAATCACCTTGCGGACGTTGGTAACGCGCGAGTTGATGAACCATGTCAAAGCATTTTGCAAAAAGCCGATGACCGCTTGGAGGCTCTCGCTAAGGTGCGCTTGCTCATCCGGGTCGAACTGGGCAACGTCGTAAGTGTATTGATCGTGCAGATAATCCAACTTCTCGATGCGAATAATTCGTTGGTCATTCGCGTACCAGATGAGATATTTGCAAGGGTAGTTCTCGGGGCCGAGCGGAGTATCATCATCCAGCATGAATTCCGACGGGATGATAGTCCATTCAACCTCGGTTACAATCTTCACGGCTTTAAGGCTAGACGGCGCTTGCCACTGCCCGGTCGCCGGATCCCGCAAACCATGAACTCGAGTCGATCCCCGTTCGCGAAAAACAGAGTCATTCATCTCAGGGATGAATTCAACACCAGCGACAAGCCCATCCGCTTGCATAACCTTTAGGGCAGTGTCGGTAACGAGTTCTTCCGACGCGACGAACTCTCCTTCCTGGAACCTCGCCATAGGTAAGCGGACATCAGGGAAGAAAGTGTAAGGAGAGACCACGGTAATCTTATTCCCCTGGTATTTAACAACGTGTGCATCGGGCGTCATCCCAGTTGTATTCGCAAGGACGCCCGCCTGCTGCCCGCGGACTCGCTGCTTCTCTGTTATCCAACTGCTTTTGATGATTCCCACCCCATAACAGCCAATGCACTTAAGGAACGAGTAAAGACGATTCGTAAAATCATTATACTCCAAATCCCTTGCAATAAACGCCTCGGCGACTTTTGCCGCTTCGTGGTCGTCTGGACCAATTCCAATCAACTCGAAGAGCCGATCCCTTTGCGTAAAAAGCTGGATGCAAAAAGAGACGAAAGTCTGCACCTGAGCATAGGCCGCGGGGACGATCATCTTCGTCGGCTCATCCCTTTCCTTTGCTTTAATGTCGCTCTTATCCATCGGGCGTCGCCCGTGGTAGATGTCGTCGCTATCATCCCACCCTTGATAATAAGCGGACATCCGCTGGCGAGAAAAATTGACCAGCTTGACGCAGCGGTCCAGCATCGTCGCCGCCAGCGGCGGTGCCTGCTCTTTTTGCAACAATGCTAGAACCTTGGGGTCCATATTAAGCGAAGTAAAGAACTTCGATGCTCTGCGTATCAGTCCCAGAGACAAACACCAAAGACAAATCAAATCGCTGGCCCTCAAAGGCACTGATGTCGAGGACATACTCCGCTGAGGCAGCAATCGAAATTGGCAAAGGTGTGCTAACAAATCCAATCGTCACCGCAGCATTGCCTGTGCGATTGCGGATAATCGCCTTGGCAACTAGCAAGCTAGTAGAAGCAAGGGCGATGGTGGATCCCGTCATCACCCGCGTAAACTGTCCGAGGGTTACCGAATTTGAATAGAGTGGATTTCCCATTAGATCTGCACGGCATTGAGCCCGGCTCGTTTAACCGTAATAGAGGTTGAGGATGAGGAAGAAGTAAACCGCAAATCGACGTAGTTAGTCCCATCCGAGGAGACAAGACAGGAGCCAGAAATCTGCTCCTCGTCCGTCCCTCCAACTACTTCGATGACAACAGCGCCAGCCGGATCAATCGTCCCGCTTTTATGGACCGCTGCCGTGATTTTCTCCGTTGCCGTCCCAACAAAGGAGACATGGAAATTGATCAAATAAACACCGGCTACGGTCAAATTAATACGGCCGGTAGCAACGGTCGTCGTAATCCCCTTTGCAATCGACTCCGTCGCCGTGGCCCACACATAATAGGTCCCCGCAGTCGTAATCGTAATCGCCGTATCCGAGGCGAAATGAATCCCGGCCCACCCCTTCGTCCTTTGGACAAAGCGGCCACTAGAATCTTCAACCAAATACGGCCTGTCGCCTTCTGCCATAATAGTCCTGTTTGTTAAACCAACCAGACTTAGAAATTAACATCCTCCAGGTCCATCGCCGCGGAGACAAACGTCTCATCCTTTATCTCGCGATTGAACGCTTCGGGATCAATCCAAACGCAATTAGAGATTTCCATACGATAGAGATTCTCCATCATATGGTCATCGACATCCATCGGCTTGTTCTTATCCTCATCCCAGCACCATCGGCGAATTTCCCAAAGCGTCCTCCGGCATTCAGGGGAGAATTGGATCTGCCCGAGCAGCTTTAGTTGCTTTTTGACTTCCAAAATCCCGAAAGCCGGATTCTTCGGTGCCTTCTCGACTGGCATCCCATGCGCGGCAAACTCATCCGCCATAGAGCTAAAAATCTCCTCTTTTGGATACTCGACGAAGGCCAGCGGATCAACCGAGAACCAAGTCGGGATCCGACCTTGAAGCAACTCGCGGATCTTTTTGACTAGATCGGGGATAGTACAATGCACGAAGAGATCATTGTAATAATAATGATGGCCAAAAGGAGAAACCGCAAGGAATAGCACAGCATGCGGAGTTCTCGGGTGCACGTCGATTTGTACATAAATTGTCCAATTATCTGGCGGAGTCAGCCAATCCTTCCAACCAATTGGAGGTTCTTGGCGGACATGCCTGTCGTGCGCGAATTCTTTATAGATGAGCCCCGTTAAGTGCATCGGGATGCCGTAGAGACGGCAGTCCTTTTCATCATCGGAGAGCAATGAAGCATAAGATTCAATGTCCTCCGCTGAGAGATGAGGATTGTCATAGATCGAACCATCAACAGCCCAAATGTCATTCCTAGGCTTGTCCGTTTCCTGAGGAAAGAACAAATCATTAATCCAAAACTCCGCTAGCGGCGTCAGCGTAAACCAGAAAGAACCACCAGTATCAATGAGACCGCGAGCATGGGCCTTGAACATCTTTTGCGGACAAGGCTCGTCGACGTGGATGAAATCCCAATTCGAGGACTCCGCTCCTTGCGGATTCGTCATAAAGGATTTTACCGTATCAAAGCGAAGGACCGAGCCATTTCGCATGAGCATGTAGTCAATCGCTCCGCTATGGTTCCTATTCTTCTGCTTGACGAACCCCTTAGGAAGCATAGACCATAACTTCCCGGGCTGGTCCCCACCCTCTTCTGTCCAAATCTCGCGGACCTTGTCCCAATCTGTAGTAATGATCAATCCCTTAACCGGGCGTTGCGGGATGCCCCCTCGCCTAGCTGGGTCCCCCTCGGGGTACCAAACCCGCTCATTTAGCACCCATGCGCAATCCTCGGAGCACCCAAGATGGGATTTGCCAAAGCGGTTCCCAGCGCGGACCATCCTCTTCTTGAACTTCGCTCCCGCGCGGTGAAAGCTATCCTGCTTTGCGTGCGGCTTGTAGAAAAGCAGACCATTCTCCCGCACAAGCTGAAGTCGCTTGCGGCGAATCGCAATGCGTCGAGCCCTTATTGCTAATAGCTCGGCATCTTCGATTGTTTGAATGGTCTCTTCCATCAGTGGTTCTCGATGTACTTTTGGATCCTAGTCAATGCCGCAGTGTTCGTTTCGATTACCGTTACGGTCCTCTCGTTATCCTTTTGTAGCTCTGTGATCAACGCACGCAGCCAACGAACTAAATAAATCACCGAAGCCCCAGCGCCAATGACGAGCACAATAATAGCGAACAAGAACAAAGCACGATCGCTTTGCGCAGCCGCTTGCGTAGCTAGTCTAAGGACGTCTTCCGGTGTCATGTTAGTTGTAGCCACGGTTAACCTCCAGCTACCACCGTCAAGGTAATCTTAGCCTTGAATTCCAAAACGGCTGAGGGAAGACGAAGCGGTTCCGTTCGAGGACCAAGCCCAAAGGAATTGCTAGCTGAAATGGCCCAAAATCGACGGAACCAAGCGGCGTTGGTAACCAAAAAGCCCGTAGCCGGAGTGGGGATAACGATCTGCTCCCACGGACCGCTAGCTGAGTTCGAGTGCTCGAGCACGTAGCTTTGCACTTTGTCCTGGGGATCAGCGATGTCCCAAGTAAGCAGCAAAGCGTCTTCGGCCGAGGCAGCAAGCGACAATGCGCAAGCGGCGATTAGGGTTAATTTTTTCATTGCTGGCGAACCGTGTTAACGTTTAAGGTTGAAGTTCCGACTTGCTGGGCATGAAAATTATAGACTCGATCCGGGGCTGCCTCGCTAACCCCCGTTCCCCCGAAATAGGGCTCATTCTTGGCTACTGCCAAAATCTCGTCGACATCCAGCACTCGAGCATAGACTCGAAGGTCCGCCATGCGACCTCGGAAGCCCGCGTGGTTTGGATATTGCTCCCCTGTGTCGTCGAAAGGGGTTAGAAATGGATTCCCATTATGCGTATCCACACCCAGGGCGGCGAACGCCGTATTAGTGCTTCCCGAAGGGCCTCGAACGGTGATGTAGTTAATGTTCGTCCCAATCGTTCCGCTCTGCGTCGTTGAGATCTGAGTAAACAGGACACCATCGACATAGGTCGAGACCACCGCGTTCGACAAAGTACATGTCAAGTGCACCCAATCAAGGAAACCCTGATTACTACCGCTAGTAATAACATCCGTCCCCGGGCCAAACGAAGTGTACATATCATCCGAGCTAGAGCCGCGATAAAGGCGGACATAGCTGCGCTGCACACCGCGCTCAGCGAACATCCCAATAGTCAACGCTCCGGGATAACCATAGCCAAGGGAGAAGTAGCGTCCTTGATCTGTATTCCAATTACCGCTGGGAGAAGGATCCCGCTGGACCCAAAAGCAAATGGTTACATTCGTATGCCCTTGCAAAATTCCGACGTTGGTGATCCCAATATACTCGTAGGAATTGCCATAAAGTCCAAAGCCGTCTCCAAGGTGTTCCTCAAAGCGGGCACATCCCATCTTTAGCCCAGTGAGCTTATTCGTGAAAAACGTATTCGTTGGGAACCGATTCGTCCCCGTTGCCCCAGCGCTATAGCCAAAGTGCTTTCCATGCAACCCATTCCCGGAGACGTCAATCGCCACGCCATTCCCCAAAGAAGCATTTAAGGGAAGGTGAACAAGAAGCTTGTTCGTTAACGAAGACCAATCCCGCACGTACTCACGAGCGCCAATATCGGGCTGGGTCGGCTCTCGCAAAACTCCAGCCAAATCACGCATAAGCGCAGGGATAGCGCTAGTCATCCCGGAAAGGTTTACTCCGTTATTGCGGGCGACAGTATCCGACAGCAACAAGGCCAACGTGTAGTTGTTTGTCGCAATGTCCGGCCTTAGCGTCTTAATATTATAGCCATGATTCGACGCATTCAAATGCGAAACACCATGCCAACTCATGGAGGGGGTCGGCCCAGCGGTAACATTGTTAGAGATAGTCAGCTGCTCCGGGGTATAAAAAATCCCATCCGCTCCGGGACCATCGCCATTGCCTTGAATATTAAGGGCTGCCGCTGTGCCCGGGGCGTTGTATTTAATATCTTGCGCCAGGTTATTCACAAAGCGATTCTGCCCGGTAAACAGGACATTAGAGGCACTCCTAGTCCCCCCTGTAATCGCGGCGCGGCCAAGCTGGAAAGGTGTCGTCGACAGATAATAAAACGTATTATGAGCGAATTGGACATCCTGCCAGGTTACCGTCCCCACGTTATTCGAGTTATTCGGGCGCCAAGCATCGAAAGTAACCCCGTAGGCTTGATTAGACCGCAGAGCCCAATCCCGGGTAACATAAACAAGATTGCCAATAAAGTGCAACGGACCCAGCATTCCACCCTCTTCGGCATAAAACTCGCCAATAATGCCCGAATTGCCCTTATTAGCTATAATGCAGTTGTAAATTCCAACCCACCCTTGGCAGATCCCAGAAAATTGCATATGATCCGGGTGCCCATTATAGAGCCCTAGGAAGTGATCCCGGAAAATGCTATTGTAAGCGCGAAAGCCGTTTCGAGTATATTGGATTCCATCATCTCCAGTCCTCTCAAGAACACAGTTGGAAACCACCAACCCATTCCACCCAAACATCTGCGGGGCAGAATTCAGATTAATCGCGTCGTTCTGAATATCATGGAACCAGGAGCCCTCAATCAGGTTATTAGTATAAGCCGTGATATTCAACATCCGGAGCCCATCCCTATCAGGAGAATTATTCGCAATCGACCCCAAGGGGCCGACTTCGAGGTAGCGATAAGTATTATTCGCTCCACCATCCCCAGTGACAAAAATGCCAACGCCAGACTCGCGCGTCACCTGGAATCCTTGATTGTTGGTAATCCCCAACATCAAAAACGTACTCTGCGGGGGCTGGAAATAAGGCGTCTTCGATCCATCTAGCGTGATATATTGCCGGGTGTTAATCGAAATCGCGGGGAAAATGGCTTTGCCATTATGGCCACTTTCCCGCCCGAGGCAAATAAAAATGTTCGATCCTGTACCGGCGGTCCCCGAAGCGCCAACGGTTAAAACCGTGCTGTAGTTCCTCGTTGTCGTTCCCCCGGAGATATACAACGTATCCCCGAATTTAACGCCGGAGCTTCCCCAGACGACCTGATCCGCCTCATTCCACGCGTTTGCCCATGATGTCCCATTATTGGCACCAGAAGCGATGCTGCTAAGGTACCACGTCGCACTATGCCCCGAAAGCGGGAGCAAGCAAAAAGCAAGGGCTAGTTCACGAAAGCGCATATGTCAATACCAAAATTAGCAGGAGGAGCCCCACCTCCAGGTGTCGGCCCAAGGGCGACGGGAACGACATAGATCGCTCCAAGGTTCGTCGAGTTTTTAAGCGCAATGCGCACCCCGGGCATCGAGCCAATCGAAGCGGTAACGGCGGAGACAAAACGATCAACAGCGATTGGGTAGGCTCCCAAGCAATAAGTAGCGTCCTCCGCTTGCAAATCGAAGACGGAGCCGTAGGCAACCTGCCGCAGGGGCGGGCGGGAGAAGAGAAAGAGAGTGACCCCTTGAACTTTGCTGTTACCCGTAAAGATTTGCAGCGAGCTTAGGAGGGCAGAGCCACCATTTGAGCGAAGGATTGGAAAGGTCAACCAATTCGTCGCCAGCATCGTTCCATGCGTAACGAGCGGACTAGAGGGCAAGCTAAGAACTTGCGTCTCATTCGTCTGCATAAGGCGGAGCCTAGGGAGGTCATCCGCCCTAGCCGCTAGGACCGCCAGAGCGGCCAAAAAGAAAAGGAGCTTTTTCATCGAGCGACAGCGAGAGCTTTGGTATTCCAATAATGCGAATTGCGAAGAACGACCCAATCCGGGATCGTCCCCTTAAAGAAGCCTAGGTTCCCGGGCCTATTCAGCTGACGATCGCGAAGCGCAATATGATTGATT